GGCGTGCCAGGAGGCGCTGCGGGCGGGGGAAGAGACGTTCTACGATCTGCGGCATCGGGCGATCTACGGGACGCTGACCTGGCTGGTGACCGAAGGCAAGCCGGTGGACCAGATCACGGTGATCCAGGCGCTGAAGGACCGAGGCGCGCTAGAGGCGGTGGGCGGGGCGGTGTATCCGCTGACTTTGGCGGATCTGGTGCCGAGCGCGGAGAATCTGCCGGTGTACCTGGAGATTGTGTCGGGGAAATACATGCTGCGCTGCCTGGCGCGGTTGTGCGCGGAGGGTGTGGACACGGCGCTGGGCGCGACTTCCGAGGTGCAGGAGGTGTTCGAGTCGGTGGAGCGGCGATTGCTGGAGTTGAGCGAGATGCGGGTGAGTTCGCACGAGCTGAAGATTGACGAGGTGTTGCGCAACACGGTGTCGAGGATGGAGGAGTATCACCGCGGCCAGGGCCAGATGCGGGGGATTCCGACGGGGTTTCCGTACCTCGATAAGACGCTGACGGGGTTGGCGGACGGGAATGTGATCGTGCTGGCGGCGCGGCCGGGGATGGGGAAGACGAGTTTTGCGATGAACGTGGCGGAGCACGTGGCGGTGGAGTTGAAGTTGCCGGTGGCGGTGTTCAGCTTGGAGATGAGCCACGAGGAGCTGGGGTCGCGGATGTTGTTCTCGAGGGCGCAGAGCGATTATCAGCGATATCGGACGGGGTTCATGGAGTTGGCGGATCTGCCCAAGATCATGAAATCGGCGGCGGAGCTGGCCAAGGCGCCGCTGTGGGTGGACGACGAGACGGATGCGACGGTGCTGGGGCTGAGGGCGAAGGCGCGCCGGCTGAAGAAGCAGCACGGGATAAGGCTGTTCGTCGTGGATTATCTCCAGCTCATCCAGGGAGAGAATCGGTATCAGAACCGCGAGAGCGAGGTGGCGGGGATCTCGCGGAATCTGAAGGGGATGGCCAAGGAGCTGAAGGTGCCGGTGCTGGTGCTGGCGCAGCTCAATAGGTCGGTGGAGAAGGAGCGGAATCGCAAGCCGGAGTTGCGGGATTTGCGGGAGTCGGGGGCGATCGAGCAAGACGCGGACGTGGTGCTGATTCTCTACAAGTCGCCGTTGAAGGATGAGGATGAAGCGGGAGAGGATTGGTCGCGGAAAAATGTGTTGATGAATTGCCTGGTGGCGAAACAGCGGAACGGGCCGACGGGGGACACGCATTTCTTGTTTCGGAAGGAGTGCATGCGGTTCGAGGAGGATCATAGCTGAGAGGGGGATGGGATGAATGCGAGGAATGGGAGGAAAATGCAGCTAAGACAAATTGACCTGGTGACGGCAGAGAATTTAGCGCGAGGATGCGAGTATGCGCTGTTGGCGGTGCAGCCGAAGGGGAATCCTATCAACTGGGGAGATGCGGGACAGTTCTACGCGGAGGGGTATAACCAGGCGCTAGCGGATATTAACGCGGCGTGGGCGTGCGGAATATTTCTGGCAGGGAAAACGAAAGGCAGATCGGTCTGCGTAAGGCCCAAGGTCTAAATGCCCACGCTCGATTTCACGCCGACGCCGTGGCCGACGCTGCCGATTCCGACGGAGGCGGAGCGGCGCGCGATTCTGTCGCGGCCGGGCGGGCTCGAGGAGTTGACGGAGGCGCTGGTCCAGCGGGAGCAGATGATCAAGCTCGAGAAGGCGGATCCGCTGCGGTACGGGTGGGAGCCGGAATGCTGGCAGGATGCGCGCCGGCTGCTGCGCGAGGGGGATGATCTTTTGATCCTAGGCGGGGGACGTTCGAGTAAGTCCGAGTTTGCGGCGAAGTACGTGAACGAGGCGCTCGAGAGCGGGCCGAACAAGAACATCTGGTGTTTTCAGGCGAACGACCGGGCGAGCATCGAGCGGCAGCAGCCGGTGATGTTTCGGTATCTGCCGCGGGAGCAGCGGCATCTGGGGAAGCGCGGGACCACGACGTATATCAAGTACACGCTGCACAACGGGTTCAGCGAAGGCGTGTTTGTGAAGCCGAACGGCAGTTATTGCCGGTTCATGAATTACGCGATGGAGCTGACGTCGCTCGAGGGGATGGAGCTGGATGGGTGCTGGGCGGATGAGCTGATTGGGGTGGACATGCTCGATACGCTCAGGTTCCGGCGGACGTCGCGGGGCGGGTTTATGCTGGTGACGTTCACACCGCTCGAAGGGTATAGCGTGACGGTGAAGCAGTATCTCGAAGGCGCCCGGCTGGTGGAGAGCCGGCCGGCGCCGCTGGTGGACCAGAGCAAGCGGCATTTGCCGGGATGCCCTGCGGGGCACATGCCCTACATCATGCAATGCGCCAAGCCGGGGAGGAACATCATCTTCTTCTTCAGCGAATGGAATCCGGATTACCCGCCCGGGAATTACGAGAACCAGTGCAAACAGTTGGTCGGGGCGCGGGAGGCGGATATCAAATGCCGGGCGTACGGGTGGCCGGAGAAGATGATCGCGAATGCGTTTCCGAAGTTCGGGGACGCGCACATTGTGCCGCAGGAGGAGATACCAATCGAGGGGACCAATTATCTGGTGGTGGATCCTGGCGGGGCAAAGAATTGGTTCATGGTGTGGCTGCGGGTGGACAGTCTGGGGCGGATCTACGTTTATCGGGAGTGGCCGGATATGAGCGTGGGGCCGTGGGCCGAGGCGAGCGAGAAGGCGGACGGCCGGGCCGGGAAAGGCCAGCGGAACGAGGCGGGGCGCGGGATAGTGGCTTATAAGCAGCTCATCCTCGAGCTCGAGGGGTCGTGGACGGGAGAGGATGAGGGGGAGAAGATATTGCTGCGGTTGATCGATCCGCGGGCCGGGAGCGCGCGGGTGCCGGGGGCGGAGGATGGCACAAGCATCATCGAGATGATGGCGGAGGAGCACGTGGACCGGGATGGGAAGGTGACGGGGCCGCCGATGGCGTTTGTGCAGGCGCCGGCGTGCCGGATGGCGGCGGACTCGGCGGATACGGCGCTGTTGAACGATCTGCTGGATTACGACGCCGAGCAGGCTTTGACGATGCTGAATTGCCCGCGGCTTTATGTGGGTGCCGATTGTCTGAATACGATTTATGCGCTGAGGACGTGGACGGGAATTGACGGTGAGAAGGGCGCGACGAAGGATCCGGTGGATTGCCTGAAGTACGCGGCGAAACATGGGCTGCAGTATTATTCGCCATCGGAGATGTGGGAGGTGACGGGGGGAGGTGCGTATTGAAAACTAAACCGCGCCACCGCCGATCTCCTGGAGTGCGTCCGGCGGTCGAGGGCTACCACCATGTTCATTATCAACGGCGGGATCCGAGGATTGGACGGCGCACACGCGCCCGGCCAAGTTTCGAGGTCGAAGGGGTGATTTTGATGGAGTCCATAGCGCGCGGGGTGCGTACTTTTTGCAGGAAACATCAATTAAATTGGGATAAATTCCAATGAACACCCAGACATGCACAGCCGAGTATGACGATTTGCCGGAGTTATTGACGGTGTCGAACGTGGTGCGGATTACGGGATGGGGCTGGCGGGTGAGGAAACGGCTGGTCGAGGCGGGTCGGCTGAGAGTATGGAAAACGATGGGCGGGCAGTCGCGGTATTACAAGAACGAGGTGTTGCGGGAGTTGAACGGTGTAACCACGGTTAAAGAAAGGATGTAAGATGAAAAATATAGAAGGGCTGGGAATGGTAGTGCGTGAACTCGAGGAGATCGCCGTGAGACTGATCCATGCGATCCATGCGATCGAGGGGATCGATGTGAACATGGAGCTGGCCAAGGCGCCGGGGAAGTGCCCGGAAAGGAAACGCGGGCCGCTGGCTAAAACCATGAGGTCGGAGGATTACCTCAACGTGGCGCGCACGTTTGGCGATCCGTTTACGACGTCGGAGTTGGCGCGGCGTTGCGGCGGGCGCGCACCGAGGAAGGTGCGGAAAGCGCTGCGCCGGATGATAAGCCTGGGCATGGCGATAAGCGATGCCAAGGGGAAGTGGCATTTGGTTCAGTGAGAAACTACGTCAACATTAACCACAAAAATCACAAATGAACACGAAGTTGCGGGATATTTATCAGGGGCTCAAGACGGGGCTCGAGGAGGCGGTCGAGTACCAGGAACGGTTTAACGGCCAGGTTCGGCTGGCGTTGGAGACGCGGTTTTGTCTCTGGCCGGGGCAATCGGAGGATGGCCGGAAATGGAAGGCGAAGCTGGGACGGGACGTGTTTCCGTTCGATGGGGCGTCGGATGCCCGGGTGCCGCTGGTGGATCTGTATATCCAGCAGGATCTGGATATCCTGCTGGTGGCGCTCTGGGCCAAGCGGGTGGGGGCCAGTCCGGTGGAGGCCGGCGACGCGAAGAAGAGCAGTAAAATCCAGAATTTCGTGCGGTGGTTGTTGTACCAGCAGACGGAGGAGCTGGATGCCGAGGCGGAGTTGTTGGCGAATTATCTGCTCGAACGCGGCCGGGCGGTGATGCGAGTGCAGTGGGAGCGGATCGAGGAGCTGGCGTACGAGACGCTGACGATGGAGCAGGTGCTGCAACTGGCGCAACAGGCCGGGATGCAGGACCCCGAGGGGATCATGGCGCGGCTGCCGGAGTTGATTCTCGATCCGGAGCAGGACGAGAGCCTGGGGGCCTGGGCGGCCGATCTGCTCGATGTGGAGGATGCGACGGCGCGGCAGATGATCCGGGATTTGCGCAAGTCCGGCGAGGCGCGCTGGCCCAAGGCGCGGGTGGTGAAGAACCGGCCGGTGCTGAGCGCGCTGTGCCCTGGGGTGGATGTGTTCTGGCCGGCGGATACGACGGAGCTGGACCAGGCCCGGCAGATCTTCGTGGTGGAGCATTTAAGCGAACAGGCGCTGAGATCGCGGGCGGCGGCGCTCGAGTGGGATGAGATTTGGCTCGACGAGGTGGTGTTCAATGCCCGGGGCAAGATGACGGCTAATCTGCAGCCGAACGCGGACGTAGTGCGGCCGGCAGGGGGACAAGGGACGCAAGGAGTGGACAGTGACACGAAGGACTTGTATCAGATCGTGACGGCGTACAGCCGCAGGAGCGACGAGGCCGGAGTGACCGGGGTGTGGGTAACGGTGTTTTGCCCGGGGTATTGCGGCGAGAACACCGGGGGAGATTTCCTGGTGGCCGCGGATGAGTTGCTCGATTACTGGCATGGGCATTATCCGTTCGTGCTGTTTCGGCGCGAGCGCTGGAGCCGGCGGCCGGATGATTCGCGGGCGTACGGGGAGGTGGCGGCCACGTGGCAGAACCAGATCAAGACGGAGTGGGACGGGCGAGTGGACCGGGCGAGCATGGCGACGATGCCGCCGCTCGAACATCCGAAGGGCCGGGCGCCGATGAAATGGGGGCCTGGGGTGAAGTTGTCGTATATCACGCGGGGCGAGACGCATTATGCGGATATCCCGCGGTATGACATTGGAAGCAAGGAGGTGGAGGCGAGCGTGCGGCAGATGGCGAACGAGTATTTTGGGCGCGCCACCAAGGGAACGGATCCCATGTACAGCACGGCGCGGCTGCGTCGGCTGACGATGAAATGGCTGCTGGGATGGAGCACGGTGGTGAACCAGATGTTCAGCCTGTACGCGCAGTTCGGACCGCCCGAGACGATATACCGGGTAATCGGAGGGACGCAAGAGCCGCAACGGATTACCCGCGATGAGATTCAAGGGAAATGGGACGTGTCGATCGGGTTCAACACGCTGACGCTGGACATGGAACAGCTCAAGCAGGTGCTGGGGATTCTGATGGAGCTGGTGAATAAGGTGGACATCAACGGGGTGGTGGACCGGAACGCGTTTCTGCGGCTGGCGTTCGACATCTTCGATCCGAACATCGGCGAGCTGGTGCTGAAGGACGCCGAGGACGCCCGCCAGGCCGAGGCGGACGATGAGGATTCGGTGTTTGTGAAGCTGATGGCCGGTCTGGAGGTGCCGGTGAAGCCCGGCCAGGCGCACGGGCTGCGGCTCGAGCGGCTGCGGAATAACGTGCAAACCAGCCGGATGGCGCAACAGCTGATTCAGTCGGATGAAGGCGTGAAAGGGGTGTTCGAGAAGCGGGTGAAGCAACTCGAATTCCAGTTGCAGCAGCGGCAGAACGCGATCATCGGGAAGCTGGGAGCGTAACTCAGTGCGAGAGGATGTAGGTTATGCTCTGGTTCACGGACAGAGACGGGCTGGTTTCAGACTGGTGGAAGCAGATCGAGAAGGGCGATCCGCTTCGGGGCCAGGACCTGGCCGATACCGAGGCGACACAGGCGGCGTACGCGGCGATAGAGGAGATCGAGGGAGATTACAGGCGGGTGCGGGAGGCGCACATAACGCTGTGCGGGCTGAAGCCGGCCCGGAAGGAGCGGTACGATCGGATGTTGTTCGCGGCGATGGCCGAGCTGGAGCAGGAGGTGATGGATTTGAAGTTGCCGAGAGTTTACCGGACGGTGGACGCGGATGCCGCGGAAACGGCGAGGATACCGGAGGCGAGAAACCAAGGACGTGAAATGGCAGGAAAGGATTAAAAATGCTGACGTTTAAGATTGAGATCGGGAAGGATAAGAATCGCAAGGCGATAGGGATCTGGGTGTGCAACTGTTTTGGACTGAGCTGGATTCTGGGGCGGCACGTGATGGGGCTGGTGGGCATTCACCGGTTCCGGGACCAGATGTTGATCCGTGTGGGCCGGATCTGCGTGACGTTGTGGTCGAGTCCGGGATTTCCGGTGAATTACTGGACCTGGCCGCGGTATTACTGGATGGGAGGGGATCCGCTGGATCCGGCGATTGCCGATTTGGTGCGGCAGGAGAAGGAGAGAGACGCCAGGGCGGAAGAGGCAAAGATGCTGGCGTTGTTGGCCGAGCATTACACGGTGTATCAGGTGGCGCGGCGGTTCGATTGCAGTCCGAACCGGGTGATCGAATTGATCGAACGCAAGATAGGGAGCAGGGGCGCCATGGCGGCGGCGCAACAGATGACGGAGACGGTTGCGGAGAAGATGAAGGGAACTTAGGAAAGAGAGACGATTACGGGAGGATAAACCTTATATGAATACCACTATCTGGAAATACCGATTATCATTCCATGACACACAAAGCGTGAAGATGCCGGAAAGCGCTGAAATACTTTCAGCACAGATGCAGGGTGAATCTTTCTATCTCTGGGCGCTGGTGGATCCTAGGGCTCCGGTCCAGAGCCGTAAAATAGAAATGGTCGGCACCGGGAATCCCATGCCGGAGGGGGAACGCCGGTACATATCGACGGTGCAAGAACCCAAGTACAGCAATGTTTGGCATATCTTCGAGGCCAAGTGAGGCCCGAAATTTGAATGATTGATGAAAAGGAGAAAGCTTATGAGCATGGAGAAATTGATCTTGTTGGGGATGGGGATGCCGGACATGAACGTGTCGGCGTCGGTGGCCGGGCTGATGGAGGATCCGCGGTTTCCGGGGCTGGTCGAGACGATTCGCCGCGAGCGCGAGGACTGGATTCTGCTGGGGCGGGACGCGGGCGCGGAACACGTGGCGTATCATTCGGTGCGGTGCATGGCGGCGGTGGCGGCGCTGGATGGACTGCTGGAGCAGCTGGAAGGGATGGAAAGGACGGAAGGGACGGAAAGGACCTGATATGCCGACGCTGCTCCGGCCGGAGGAGGTGATAGGGGTGATCGAGGAGGAGGGGGTGTGCCTGAGCGATTATCACATGCGGGATAGCGCGTATGCGCTGCCAGATCCGAAGTGGCTGCGGAATGCGTTTCTGCCGGCGTATCGCGAGGCGCAGTCGGCGCTGGGCACGGTCGAGTACGAGGAGAACCGGAACGATTGCGATAAGTACGCCCGGTTTCTGGCGTGGTACGCCAGTCTGTTGCACGCGCGCTCGAAGCACGCGCCGGTAAAGACCGGGCTGGCGGTCGGGGAGATGGTTTATGTGACGGATGCGGGAGAGCCGCATGACATCGCGCTGGCGGTGGTGCGCGAGATCGCCGGGTTGCGCGTGGTGTGGCTCGATGCGCAGCATGGAGTCGAGATGGCCGGGCCGACGGAGAGCGAGAAGGAGAATGTGATTTATGTGGCGATGTGAGGCTAGAAACCCGGCAGTGCTGCTGGCGCTGATTATGGGGATGGCAGTGCTGGTCTGGGCGACGGGCTGCGCCACGGTGCGGATACCGGTGCCGGAAGTCGAGTATTCGGCGCCGGGGGAGTGAAGGAGGGTGATTTATAAGTGAAGGTGTCGGTATGACCAAAATCATGCAGCAGAAATGGGCGCAGCGAATCGAGGATTTGCAGGTGAAGGTTGGCGAAATGAAAGCTGAAGCAGGCAAAGAAATGCCCAACTGCCGAGTGGGTTGCCATCCCATCGTGAACGGGCTCGCTGCGATTGAGGGTCTGGCATGGGGGCTGAGTGATGCCATCAGCCGCTTTCCAACCGAGGAAGCCATCGAGCAGGATAAGCAACTCGGCTTGCTGTAGGGTTTGTTTTCTACTCTCCGCGGTCTCCGCGGCTGCGCGTGAGGCCGACCCATTAAGCTGTACGGAATTCCGCACAAGGCCACCCACCCCAAAACCTATTACGCTGTACGGAATTCCGCACAAGGCGTGGTCTCCGCGGCTGCGCGTGAGGGTGTGTTCTTCCCGGTTTGACTTCTGACTTTTGGCTTCTGTCTTCTGACTTTCTCCCGGATGAGGCGTGTTAAATCCTCCTGAAGCTCCCGAAGCTCCCGAAGCGCACGCGGAAATGGAAATAAGTGTTGTGCCGGAGTTGTCACGGACCAAAAGCTGGATGCGTGACGAAGGTATGTCATCGGTTTTCGGGTGTCTGGGTGGCTCGAAAGCTATCGGTAAAACCCTGTGTACTTGCTTGCGAGGTTACGCATGACTGAAAGAAAGAACGATAGGACTGGCACCGCTCCAGGAGCGGGCGCGGATGGCGCGCCTCAGCGGGTTGCAGCCGAGGGAGAGAATCTCTCGACGGGGGCCTTGGCTCTTTTGTTGAGCCAGCCACAGAAAGAACAGAAAGGGACGGAAGGGACGGCTGATCCGAAAGCAGTGGCGGCGGAAGCGGCGGCGGCAGAAGCGGCGGCGGCAGAAGCGGCGGCGGCGGAGGCTGCGGCGGCGGAGGCTGCGGCGGCGGA